GTCGTTGAACTCGGCCAGAATCTCCGCCGGGTCGTTGAACGTGCTCGACAACTGCGACCAGCGATACCCCTGCATGAACGCCGTGTTCTCCCTCACCGCCGGAACCCACTCGGTTTTCTCTATCCCCACGGGCTTCCCGCACTTCTCGCACGCGATATACCCCGTGCCGTCCGGCCGTTCCTTCACGCAGCCGGGGAAACTCGCCTCCGCGCACGTCCACCCCCCGCAAGAGCAATACCGGAACAGGTGCCGCTGGTCGGAAGTCTGGAACACCTTGTCGATGCCGAAACCCGGCAAGGTCGGGTTGGCGATAAAAACCTCCTCTTTCACGTTCGAGTGACCCATCCGACCACGGGCCTTCGCTATCACGGTCTCATCCATGAGGTCCAACTCGTCGAACACCACGCGGTCAACCGGGATGCTCCGCAACTTCGGCGATTCCTTCTCCCCGTCACCGACGCCAATTTGCTGCGTCAACCGCGCCCCGCGAAGATACAGCCACGCATTGAAAATCTTCTTCAAGGAAGCCGTGTCCGTCCCCCGCTTCTGGGACTTCACAAACTGTCCTATCGCCTTCCGGTTGGCCTGAATCAGCGGGTTGAACCGGCTCTTGGAAAACTCCCCAACGTCGTCCGCCGTGGGCATGATGTAGAGAACGCCTTGCGGATACATGCCGTGAATCATTCCGTGCAAGGCTTTCAGAATTTCAAGTTCGGTGAACCCGCCCTGCGTGCCCTTCATGTAGCACGTCCGACGCGCTTGACTCTGCATCGGCTCCAACTGGTAGCCGTGACCCTCAAGCGTGAAAACCCCCGTTCCGAGCCGAATCTTGTTCAGATCCGCCCAATACGCAGGGTCAATCGCTGCCAGGTCTTTCGGCTCCAACTCAGTCATTCTGCCCTACTCCGCGTCTTCTTCGTCCCCAGCGACCTCGTTCACGTTCTCGCTGGCGTCCGACATTTTCTTCGTAAGCGAGGCCGTCATGTGCATAGCCGCCCCCATACACGCATGGACCGGCCCGCTCCACCGAAGCAACCACTCGTTTTCGGAACCATCCTTGGAAGGCCGACCCGCGCAAACCACGCCGTAATCGTGGCGGCGGAAAAGTTCGTCCACCAAGTCCTCCGTGCTCGCGAGTTCCAGCGAATCGTTCATCCACCGCTCCCCTTACGCCCCGACGAAAAAGGCCGTGCGAGGGTGTGGCCCCACACGGCCTTGAATCTCACGATTCCTCCGGGGATCAACCGGAGTCGTCGGGACTATTCAGTTTGTCCGCTCATCCTTCGGGTCCGCTTCAGACATCGGAACCTCCCATTGCCTGCAGGCCCTTCACCATGAGTTGACCCAGCGACGGTGATGCTTAGGCGAGGCACCTCGCGAGAGAGTAACCCCCCGCTCAAAGTGCGAACACACACAACGATAAGTGCAGTCCCAGCAACTCCACCCGGGGCAATCTATGATAGCCGCCGAGTCAAACGTCATTAGGCATGCCAGGCACCGCTCCTGCGTAAGGTCACGTCGCATCAGGGACTCCGCGGAAGCGTTCATAGCACCTTGCCTATCTCAATCCGGCCCTTCTATCGCGGTGAAATACTCGCAGATTGCTGTAGTCAGCCCGAGTAACTCGGCCGAGGGCCGCTCGCGGTTCTCAATGCGGCGGAAGATAATCTTCGCCACCCTGGCGGCGGCCTCCTCAAACCTCCACCTCAAGTCCGCCGTCGACAGCCCCTCGCCCGTTTCCTGCAGCAAACCCGCCCGCAACGCCTCGGTCGCCGTATGTCGCCCGTCACCAGAATCTTCGTCTTGCTCCGCCATCCGCTCACCCTCCAGTAGATTGCCTATCTTAACAGCGTCCCAAAACCAGTTACTCAAAGGGGGACATGATTATTACTTCGACCCCGCCCCCTTGGGGGGTTTCGACCTCATCCGACCCCCCCCTCTTCACAACACCCATTTGACCCACTTGCTCACCGTTGGCAGTCAACAGGGGCTTCCCGTCGCGGCACAACACCATCGCGCCTGGCGTTCCATAGAATCCAATCTCGACCTGTTCGCCGCTCGCCAACCTCACGCCTCCACCCCCTACCCGTGGTATGCCGCCCACGCCCAAAGGCTCGAACCGCATTGCTGGCCTCCTATGGCCGATAACAGCGCAACATTCTGCACATTATCGGACGTTGGCTATGCCTCAGCCTCGACGGGCTCCTGCTTTGAGTTGTGGTCCAGGGCGCGGAGGCAGACCGGGCAGGCCCGACACGTATCGGAACTGAACCGAGTCCCACACCCTGAGCAAACCTCCAACATCCTAGCACCCTCGACAGGCTCGGCCTCCTGTTCGCCTCCTGTCAGCGCATCCACCGCCCTAACAGGCTCGGAGGCTTGCGAGGTTGCCCCAGGTTCAACAATCGGGGCGTCGGCAGGCTCCTGGGGCGCTGAATCGCCCTGGTTATCGTCGCGCGGGTGGCGCAGTGGCTCTGGCGCCACAGGAGTCTGACTCCCTAAAACCTCGTCCGATACACTTTCTCGCTGGCTATCTATCGGAGTTCCCCCTTATGGCCCGGACGGCCCGGGACCCCCATCCGTCAGCAGCAGCCGCGACAGCCGCAACCCCTCCAACCGCTCTGCCTCCGAGTATTCACGCATCCGACCCACATCCACGGCCACAGACTCCACGTAAACCCCGCGAGTCCGGCCTATCAACTCCAGGTTGCGGGTTTCTACGGCCAAATCACCCTTCGCGTGTGCATCCGCCATGATCCGCTCATGCTCCGACACGATCCAGTCCAACGAAAAGGACGCCTGAGCCTCTGCAAGGTCTGCTCGATGCTCCTCATACTCTACTAAAGCCTTTACTATAGCCTTCCCCTTGCGCACTTGGTAGGCTCGTCGCCTGAGCCAGTCTTGCGGATGTCCGTCTCTGCTCTGAACATAACCCGCACCCAAGTAGGCTTTTAGGGCATTTCCATCTTGGACGAAACTTGCGAAATAGGCCCGTTGCTTCGGATTCATCAGCCGCCACGTCTTGTCGGTGACACCCCTGGGCTTTGCGGGCGCTTTGCGGGCTTCCCCTGTGTGGGCTACGCCCTGGGGCTTGTCGTTATCTGGCTTCATTCTCGTCCGGCCTCTCCAGCCATTTCATCGAAGGCCGCGGGCGTTACCGGATCGCCGGGCTGCCTCGTGGGAGCGGGGGTCAGTTCCTTGATTCGCTTGTTCGCGCGTTCCACGGCCGCGTCCACGGCCAGCGAAACACTCCCCACCAGCAGAGGCCAATCCTTCATGGCATCCGCCAGGAGCGCAGGCAGGTCCGTTCCTGTCTGGAACCGAGCAAGGGGCGTGGTTTCAATCTCCCACAGCGCACGGCCCCGCGAGTCCACACCGCAGAGCGAGGCCCGGATGCAGGCTGGCATGGGTATCTTCTCCGCAGGGGCCTTATCTTCAGGGGAGGGCAGGGGGCTACCTTCCGCGGTAGGCTGTTGCTTTTTCGCGTCCTGCGGATTGTGGATGTGGGCTTCCTGCTTCACGCGTGGTATTATAACATCATCGTCCGGGCGTGTCAAGTGTTTTGAGGCGGCGACTTGCTGCGCGGCGCGTGAAAGTTATGCACAATGGCCTTCTGGCGGCTTTCCCGTATCTGGTGGGCGACCGGCGGCAACCTACAACCGCTGGGGGCGAAAAAAGTTTTTTATTTTCTTCTTGCTTCTGGCCGTCGGCGCGGTATGGTGGAAGCGGACGAGAGGCGAACCCATGACCACACACACGGAAATAGGGGCCGCGCGGCGCTGGAGAGACCCGCCTTCGGGCTCGTCACTCGTCCACAGTGTCCGCGCGGCCCTCTCTCTTTGGAGGTGGGACGATGAGCGAGACCATTAAATGCTCGATGCAGTGTCTGGCGTGTAAGCGTGTGAACGCCTGGCCGATGGTGTGCATCACTAGGCGCCGTCGGCGGCGAACACAAAACTATGAACTTTGTGAGGAGTGCTACTCCGATGTCAAGGCCCGCTTGCTACCGTCGCCCACATGGGCAGATTTTGAGCGGGCGGTTCGAGAAGTTGCTGAAGACCGCGCGCTTGGATTAGCGGGCTATGCCAGCACCTAACAAGGGCAGGGGGGCAGGAGGTGGGATTATGAAAGAGCAAGCGAAGCACACAGCGACACCGTGGAAGGCGTGGGGCCTTGAAGTGGTGAGCGGCGTTGTGCAGACCGAGGATGAGGCACCCCACCCGGTGGCCTACTGCGACAGATCATGGCCTCACGAGATATGCAAAGCCAACGCCGCCTTTATCGTCCGCGCCTGCAACGCCCACCACGACTTGGTGGCGGCGCTGAAGGAATACCGAGAGGCCCTTGCACTTGCGGGCCGCGAAGGGGTGGAGATTCCCGACAAGGTGGCCGTGCCGCTTGTGCGCGCCGACTGTCGAGCCCGCGCCGCAATCGCCAAGGCGGAAGCCTAGCGGTCGCTCTCTTTCTCGGCCGCTTGCTTTTCCTTCGCCTCGGCCAGGGCTGCGGCCAGGGCTGCGGCCAGGGCTGCGGCGGTCATGCTTAACAGTGCCTGCGCTCCCGCTCCCGTTGGAGATAATCCACCCCAACCGAGTGGAAACAGGTCTAGGGCTTCTGCTACACGATACGCAAACGCATATCCTCCCTGCCGAATGTAGTCCAGCATTTCCCCGATGGTGGGGGCGGCAAACTCACCGTCTTCGGGGTCGGCCAGCATACAAACTTCCATTTCGCCGGTCTCGCTATCCGGCGACCAATACCAAGTGCTATTCTCTTGCGGATACCCGGCTGCCTTCAGCCTCTTGCACAGTTTGGGGCTCGGAATGTCAGGGTTCATGCACAGCGTCCGTCCCTTGCTCATCACCCGCCTCCTACTCGTTCGCCCGTTTCAACAGCACGTCCGCATGGCACGGCTCGTCCAGCGCGCACCAGCAGACCAAATCCTTGTCGCGCAGTTCGGGCAAGCGCCGTATCCATTCCGATAAGAGCGCTTGCAGCCAGAAGATACCGAACACAGACACGCCCGCCCGCTCCAAATCTTTCCACCGCCGCCACCAGACTAGTCGGTAGAGGTGGAGTGCCCTCGGTCCTCGGAACGGGTTACCCCAGAAACCGGGCCTCGCCACGCTGACCGTGTTCGGCGGCATGCGCCAGCCCTTCGTCCGCTTACGCTGAATGCGACGGGGTTTAGTCATCGTCCTTCCCCTCCTCGTTCGCCAGCGTAGCCGGGTCTGGCTTTCCATCGAGCACGTCGCCGATGCGCTCGACGATGCCGCGACAGTCGGGCACGACGTAGCCGATGGGTTCCTGGTCCGGCCCCCTCGCACACTCGGCGTTTATCCAGTCCACGACTACCGCCAGCATGTCCCGCAGCCGCTTGGCCTCGGCCTTTAGTGTGCCGTGTTCGATTGTGAGTTTGTCATAAGCCCTGCGGTGCTCGTCTAACTGGCTGTCTGTGGCTTCGTGCCGAACCCACCAGCGCCATGTCTGCTTAGTTTCCGTCGCCATCGCCCTTCCCCTTTCTCATCTTCCAAAAAGGATTATCAGCAGGTGGGCAAGCGCCAACCCCATAGCCACGCCCACTGCCCATGTTAGCCACACCCATGCCCATAACTTATCTTTCGTCGCCATCGCCCTTCCCCTTTCTGGCGGCCTCTACACCTTGCCCTTGGCCGATTTTTGATACTGCGGATGCTTCGTCGTCATGTGCCTTTCCAGGTTGACGAAGTGCCGCTTGCAACAGGGGCACGTTCCTGTTGCAATGCGCCGCTTGGTCCTCGTCAGGTGTCCCGCCGTCGCCCGCCGCGACCGCTCGGCGGCCCCGGCCTGGTCCTGCCAGAAGACCCCGTTTGAGGCTGCTCGGTCTCTTGCCTGCTTCGCTTGCGCCAGTTCCTCACGCAGCGTCTTGACAAAGCCTTGCCAGTGCCCATGCGGACAGCAAAAATTGACCTTACTGTCCTCTTTGGCCCGTTG